CTGAAATTCTCCTTTGCAGTGAACTTTCTTCATCCGCCTGCTGTTGGAAATACTCCAGCTTAGCCTTTGTATTACTTAAATCTGTTTTGAGACTTACATCTGTTTCTTCATAAATATCCTGCTCCACAATGCCATTCAAATAATTGTCCAACAGTTTCTTTCTCTTATATGAAAACAAGAGTATATTTATTAAAATATGGAAAAAGAGTTGATATTAGAATAGACGTAGATATTAAGATTGTATTGTTAAAGAAATTATATAATATATTATTTAATTATACAAAACAAAAATATATTTATATAAGTAAAAATATGATTTATTTCCAATATGAAGATAATACATATGGGATTTCATTAAACTTATTAGAATATATGGGGATAAATCAGAAGAAAATTTTACAGAGAATCAGAAGTAATAGAAGTAATATTATAATCTATGATAATAATGAAAAAGTACATAAGATTCTCAAGGAAATTGGGTATGATAATAGATATGCAGTACCCCATTTAATGGAAAAATTAGAATAAGTAAAAATGTTAAAGAAAAGACACTTAATCGGTACTTTCGTGAATAAACACAAAGTTCTATCTTTTATAGAGAAAATAAAGAATAGTACAAAGATAGACGTAAAGAATATTTTTATTTTTACAATAGAGGGAAATAATAATGAATATTTGTTAACATTTAAAAGCGTAAATAATAATAGATATTTAAATAAACTCTATAAATCAACAACTTTACACGTTAAAAATGGATGCCTTTTTTCAATTAATGCTTTAAATAATTTAATAGATAAAGAAAGCGATAAGTCTGTTAATAATAAAAAAGATTATATTATTGATTGGGAAAAATATAGAAATAAATTGATAATTATGACATCTGGAAAATTATGCATATATACACTATCAAAAATAGAAGATAAAAACATAATTCTCGATTTGTAAAGTATTTATATATAAAAAATTAAAGTATTTTATATATGGCACGTTTCATACAAAAACAATCACAATCTAGAAGAATATCAAGATTAGATATAAATCCAAATAATGTTGTTATAAATAAAAAAGAAAATAATAAAGTTATGAATACATCTGAAAAAGTAGCAATGGCACAAGAAATTCTTTCAAAAGAAGACAATAAGAAAAATAATGTTAAACGTCTCAAGAAAGATAAGGGGTTAATTGAAAGAACAGAAAGTTCTAAAACAATACTTACAGAAGATAACAAAGAATTATTGAATGATTAATAATGACTAATATTAAATATTTAAAAGACAATGGTTTATTAGAAGCTCATAAACAGTTTCTCAGAATGTGTAACGAAGATTATTTATCACATGGGGAATTGAATCTTAATGAGGATGACGAAGTTGCCCCAACGTCTGATAATAATGACCAGAATCAAACTAATGAGCCAGATACGGGCAATCAAGACTCATCATTATTTGATAATAATCCTACTGAAGGTGATAATACTACACCAATGGGGGTAAGTGGTAATACGAATGACACCGAAGACGCTATGAATGGGGATGCTTCTATGGGCGGAGAAATGCCTATGGATAACATGGATGATTCATTAGATAGCGATAGTGATATTGCACCTGATAATGATAGTAGTGATGAAGATACCATAGACATAGATGATTTGACAGATGCGCAAGAAAAAATTAATCATAAAACCAATAAAATAGGGATTAATTTAGGGAAAGTTGATAATAGAATCGAACACCTTATGCAATCACTTGAAAAGATGGAAGATATGATTGATTCTAATAATGCGGAAATCATGAGTCTTAGAAAAGAATTTGAAAAGAGAAATCCAACTCAAATAGAACGTATAGATATGCGTCGTAGATTTGATTCTCCAGGTTTTAATGAATCACCAGAAGAATCATTGGCAAAACGTTTGCAAGCAAGAGATAACTATACAGTAACAGATGGGGGCGATAAGACTAATGATAAGCAATACACTCTAACACAAAATGACATTGACAGTGTAGGTGATTCTCAAGTAGCTGATTCTTTTTATAAAATAGACGATGACGATATACAGGATATAAATAAGATTTTTGGATTTTAATTATAAAGTATAATCATGGCGTAGATTTTTTTAAATTTGCGTCATGATTTTTTGGTTTTATAGTTTTTTGGTTGTATCTTTGCAAAAGATTATAGTTTAAGTGAGTAATAGGCTCACAAATATTTTTTTAATTTTAATTTTTATGAATAAATTTAATGTAAACATCAATTCTGATGACGTTGTAAAACAACACAATGAAGTTATTGAGTCTTCTCAAAACAAGAAAACTAAGTCCACCTTTGACACTAAGAATTATTTACAAGCACGTCTTGAAGAAGGTGTTAACGAAAAGACTTTAACTATCCGTTTGTTACCTTTTTCTCCAGAAGGGGGTTCTCCTTTTAAAAAAGTATGGGTTCACTCAATCCGTGTCAACAAAGAAGTGTCTAATAGCGGATGGAAGATGATGCCGTGTTTAGAAAAAAATGAAGAAAAATGCGAATGCCCTATTTGTATGGTATCTCGCCATGCACAGGAATTACAAAAGGCGACTACTGATGCCGTTCAGAAGAAGAAGCTTGGTGAAGTTGCTTTCGCAAATAAGCCAAAGCAGGCGTGGGTGGTAAGATGTATTGATAGAGACCACGAAGAAGATGGCGTTAAATTCTGGTTGTTTAATAGTTCTAGTAAGCAGCAGGGTATATATGACCATATGATGAATCTCTATGAAATTAGAAACAAATCTGGTAAGAAGAAAGGCAATGATTATAATATCTTTGATTTGAATAACGGAGAAGATTTTATAATCACAATTACAAGAGGGGAAGATGGAAAGACAACATACAAAGTTGTTGATGAAGGCTTTCCAAGCCCATTAACTGATGATTTAGAAAAAGGTATGGCATGGATTAATGACCCAAAGAAATGGTCAGATGTATTCCCTGCTAAAGCTCCTGAGTATATGCGTATCCTAGTAGAGGGTGGTGTTCCTTTTTATGATAAAGATTCTCAACAATACGTCGACAAGTATGTTAAAGAAAAAATAGACGAAGAAAAGAAGCATCAAAACGAACAAGCCAATTTGATGCCAGATACAAGTAGTAAATTTGAGAGTATGCCATCTTCAACTGAACAAGAGCAATCGTCAGATATGACAAATTCATCTGATAATCCTGATGTACCTAATGGTATTATTACAGAAGATGATGAAAATGATTTACCTTTCTAAAATCTAAATATTTTGGCAAAGTTATATTATTCTTATGGTGCGATGGGTAGCTCTAAAACACTTAGATTGCTTGCCCTCGCTCATAATTTAGAAGAAAAAAGTATTCCTCTTATAATTCTCAAACCATCTATAGATACAAGAGATGGAAAAGATAAAGTCACATCACGTGCTGGCTTATCGAAAGAATGTGTATCAATAGAAGTTAATGTGAATCTATATGAGAAGATTAAAGAAATAGACAACGTGATGAAGACTCATTTTAGTAGTTTAGAATGGGTTCTTATTGATGAGGCTCAGTTCTTAACAGAAGAACAAGTAACTCAGTTAAGTGATGTTGTAGATTTCCTAGATATTAATGTTTATTGTTTTGGATTAAGAACTGACTTTTTATCTCATAGTTTTAGTGGTTCAAAAAGACTATTTGAACTTGCGGATGAGATTGAGGAAGTTAAATCTTATTGCGAATGTGGCGGTAAAGCTTCGATAAATGCACGATTTGACGAACATAATAAAATTATTACCGAAGGCTCTCAAATACTTGTTGGCGGTAATGATTTGTATAAACCGTTATGTAGAAAGTGTTGGAAAAAATATATTAAAAAAAAGTTTTTAGAAAATGAGACAAGCTATTAAGAAAAAGAGTTTCGCAAAACCTTCAGTTAATGATATTAGAGCAATTGCAGGATTTAATGATGAAATTAAAGCATCAAGAGAATCAAGTGCAGAGAAACCTATGGATTTTATTATTCTTCCAAAGGCATTTGAGGAAGCTACACAATTACCAGGTATTCCTCTTGGTTATCTAAGCATTGTAGGAGGTTGGTCCAATACAGGTAAATCAACGTTAGTTAATTGTATTGTAGCTGCTTGTCAAAGACAAGGTATCTTACCTGTTATTTTTGATACCGAAAATAACTTTGACTTTAGTTATGCTAAGGATTGCGGAATGGAGTTTGAGGAAGTTTATGGTGATGTTGTTGACCCAGAAACGGGTGAGGTAACAAATGGTATAGTGGATTATCGAGGTTTATTCCTTTACTATAATAGTGTTATTTTAGCTGAAAAGTGTGGAATGAATGATTATTCTACTGGTAAGCAAACAAAGACTAAACGTAAACAAGCTGTATTAGAGGATATATCTTATATCATCAACGACTTGCTTGATAAACAGGACGAAGGTAAACTACAAATGCCTATTTGTTTCATTTGGGATTCAATTGGCTCAATTGGTTCATTCAAGTCTTATGCAAGTAAGAGTGGTAATAATATGTTTGATGCAGGCGCGATTTCACAAGCATTTAGTAACATTATTAATAATAGAATACCAGCTTCTAAGAGTGTTGGATGTGAATTTACAAATACAATGTTCTGTGTAAATAAGATATGGAATGATTCA